CCAAGTTCGAGGTGAACAAGGTTCAACTTGCAGTCATGCGGATCATCAACGAATACCGCAACAACCGCATCACGGTTGACTTCGTGAGCAAGGACGGCACCGACGACGACAAGATGGCCGACGTGTGCGATGGCCTGTTCCGTTCTGACGAGCAGGACAGCGGCGCCAATGAAGCCTACGACAACGCATTTGAGGAGGCTGTCGGCGGTGGCTTTGGTGCGTTCCGCCTGCGTGCTGTCTACGAAGACGAGTACGACGAAGAGAACGAAAAGCAGCGCATCCGCATTGAGCCGATCTATGACGCTGACACGACCGTGTTCTTTGATCTGGATGCCAAGCGCCAGGACAAGTCAGACGCGCGCATGTGCTATGTGCTGACGGCGATGACGCCCGATGCCTACCGCGAAGTCTGGGAAGATGACCCGACCACTTGGCCCAAGGGCATTGAGCAGGTGGCGTTTGACTGGGCGACACCCGATGTCGTCTATGTGGCCGAGGTCTACCGCGTCGAAGAGGCGTCGGAACTGATCCGCATTTTTCAGACCCTTGACGGGCAGGAAGAAAAGTATTCTGAGCGCGATTTCGAGCAAGATCCTGAACTGGAGACGATGCTTGAGGCTGTCGGCACCAAAGAGGTCCGCCAGCGCCGTGTGAAGCGCCGCAAGGTGCGCAAGTACATCATGAGCGGCAGCAAGGTGCTGGAGGACAGCGGCTACATTGCCGGTGACCAGATCCCGATCATCCCGGTCTACGGCAAGCGTTGGTTTGTGGACAACGTCGAGCGGTGCATGGGACATGTGCGTTTGGCCAAAGACGCCCAGCGGCTGAAGAACATGCAGCTTTCCAAGCTGGGCGAGATCAGCGCGCTTTCGACCGTCGAAAAGCCGATCTTCACGCCCGAGCAGGTGGCCGGCCACGAGATGATGTGGTCCGAGGACAACCTCAGAAACTATCCTTACCTGCTCCTGAACACCGTGACCGATGCCAACGGCGGTGAGACGCTTGCTGGCCCGGTCGGCTACACCAAGCCGCCGCAAATCCCGCCAGCATTGGCTGGCCTGTTGCAGATCACCGAGCAGGATATGAGCGATCTGCTTGGCAAGCCTGACGCTGCCGAAGAAGTCGTTTCCAACGTCAGCGGCAAGGCCGTGGAACTGATCCAGCAGCGCCTGGATATGCAAACCTACATCTACATGTCGAACATGGCCAAAGCCGTGAAGCGTTGCGGTGAGGTATGGCTATCGATGGCGCGTGACATCGTGGTTGAGCCTGGCCGCAAGATGAAGTCGGTGGGCCTGGGCGGTGAGTTGTCCAGCATTGAGATCGGCAAGCCGATGCTCAACCCCAAGACCGGCGAAGTTGAATACGAAAACGACCTGTCCAACGCAAAATTCGACGTGGCTGTTGATGTCGGCCCGGCCTCGGCCACAAAGCGCAGCGCCACGGTTCGCGCGCTGTTGGGCATGATCCAGATCGCGCCAGACCCTGAGACGCAGCAGGTTCTGACATCGATGGCCATGATGAACATGGACGGCGAGGGCATCGGCGAGGTGCGCGCCTATTTCCGCGACAAGCTGATCAAGATGGGCGTCATCCAGCCGACCGAGCAGGAAGGCGAGAAGCTGTTGGCCGAAATGCAGGCAGCGCAGCAGCCCGATCCGCAGGCGCTTTACCTGCAGGCCGCCGCGATGGAAGCGCAGGCCAAGGCTGGCCAGGCTCAGGCCAATACAGAATACACCTTGGCGCGTGCGGAAGAGACCCGCGCCAAGACCGTTGAGGTGCTTGCTGGCATTCAGCAGAAAGAGCGCACCAACGTGGTGAATACGGCGAAGGCTCTGCAAGAGACCGTCGCCACCGGAATGCGGCAACCGCCCAGCCGCACAATGTAATGGGTGAGAAAATCGCGAGGATCGCATGACTGAATTGGCAGAACAGATCGAAGAGGACTTTGAAGTCGAGGCTGAAGAAACTGAACTAGAGGCCGAAGATGCCGAGATGGCAGACGAGGCTGAAGGCGAAGGCGAAGAGGCCGAAGATGGAGAGGTTGTCATATCGATCGGCGGGGAAGCGCCAGCCCCGGAAGAAGATGAGGAGGCCCGCGCGCCCGATTGGGTTCGTGACCTTCGCAAGCAGTATCGTGAGGAGAAGCGTCGAGCCAAGGAGCTTGAACAGCGTCTAGCGCAGGTCGAACAGCGGAACACACCTGGGGTCGCGCCCCTTGGACCGAAGCCAACGCTTGAGAAAGCCGATTACGACACCGACCGATACGAGCGGGAACTGACCGCATGGTACGACAAGAAGCGTCAGCACGACGAGCGTGAGGCTGCCATAAAGTCTGAACACCAAGCTGTTCAGAAAGAGTGGGAGCGCAAGCTGGAAGGCTATCAGGGGGCGAAGGCCAGCCTGAAGGTGCGTGACTTTGAGTTTGCCGAGGATGTCGTCCAAGACACCCTCAGCGTCATGCAGCAGGGGATGATTGTGCAAGGTGCCGAAAACCCGGCTCTTGTCGTTTATGCTCTGGGCAAGAACCCGAAAAAAGCGAAGGAAATCGCTTCCATCACCGATCCCGTGAAGTTCGCCTTCGCGGTTGCGAAATTGGAGACGCAGTTGAAGATCTCGAACCGTAAGGCTCAATCGTCACCCGAGCGCAAGATCAGCGGCACCGCCCGCCCATCTGGCGCGGTTGACAGCACCCTCGACCGCCTGCGGTCTGAAGCAGAAAAGACTGGCGACTATTCCAAGGTTTTCCAGTATAAGAAGCAGAAGGCCAAGGGCTAAACCCCCACATGAAGGACCGCTAAAATGGCGAACTCGTTTAGTAAGGAAGAGCGCGTAGCGTTCGAGAACATCCTCGAAGGCTTCAACGACGCTTTGGTAATGTCGCGCAACGTGTCGGTGTACAACACCGACGGCTCGATGATGGAACGCACCAACGACGTGATCTGGCGTCCGCAGCCCTACATTGCGACCTCGATCAACGGCGCACCGCGCACCGACATCTCGTCGCAGTTCGTTGACTTCACGCAGCTTGCTGTCCCGGCAACTCTCGGTTTCAACAAGACCGTGCCGTTTGCTCTGGACGCTCTGGAACTGCGTGACCAACTGCAGGAAGGCCGCCTTGGTGACTCCGCAAAGCAGAAACTTGCTTCGGACATCAACGTCGCCATCATGAACGTGGCTGCTGCTCAGTCCACGATGGTCGTGACCCGTTCCGGCTCTGCCGGCGGCTATTCGGACGTGGCTGAATGCGATGCCGTGTTCAACGAGCAGGGCGTGCAGATGTTCGACCGTTATCTGGCGCTGTCTTCGCGCTCGTATAACGGCATGGCGTCGGATCTCGCTGGCCGTCAGACCATGACCGGCAAGCCGACCACCGCCTATGAGCGTTCGTTCGTCGGTGAAGTCGCTGGCTTCCAGACCTACAAGATGGACTATGCCAACCGCATCGTGGGCAACACCACCCCGGTCGGTGACATCACCATCAACGGTGCGAACCAGTACTACACCCCGCGTGCGACCTCGACCGCCGGCACGGGTGAAACCAACAACGTGGACAACCGTTATCAGTCGCTCAACATCACGTTGGCTGCTGGCGCTGTTGTGCGCGTTGGTGACTGCTTCAAGTTGGCCTCGGTCAATGCGTTGCATCACATCACCAAGGGCGACACTGGCCAGGCCAAGACGTTCCGCATCATCTCGATCACCTCGGGTGGCGGCACTGCAGGCAACAACACCGTTGTCATCTCCCCGCCGATCATCTCGGCTCAGGGCGGCACCGATGCTGAACTGCAGTACAAGAACGTCTCGGCCACCCCGGCCAACGGTTCGACCGTCACCATCCTGAACGTGGACGCTGCCGACATTAACGTGTTCTGGCAGAAAGACGCTCTGGAAATCCTGCCGGGCCGTTACGCAATCCCGACCAACGCTGGCGTTGACGTGATGCGTGGCACCACCGATCAGGGCATCGAACTGGTGATGCAGAAGTTCTACGACATCAACACCGCCATCACGAAATATCGTATGGACACGTTCTTCGGTGTTGTGAACAAGCAGCCCGAAATGTCGGGTATCTTGCTCTTCAATCAGGTTCCCTGATTGTGATCTTTGGGGGCGGGGAAACTCGCCCCCTTCAACCATCTAGGGGTCTAATGCCATGCCGTTGAAAAAAGGTTACAGCCGCAAGTCCATCGGTGAGAATATCAAGATGGAAAGCAAGACGAAGCCGCGCAAGCAGGCCATCGCCATCGCATTGAACACCGCACGCACCGCCGCCATGAAGGCTGGCAAGCCGTCGAAAGCGCCGAAGGGGAAGAAATAATGCCGGGTGGTCTTTACGCCAACATTCAGAAAAAGCGCGAGCGCATCAAAGCCGGATCTGGCGAGAAGATGCGCAAGCCTGGCACCAAAGGCGCGCCGACCGCAGCCGCATTCAGGGCATCGGCCAAGACAGCCAAGAAGGGCAAAAAATGACGACCATGCTTTACAAATCTCCCGGCGCGTTCAAGCGGAGCGCGACCGAGACGTTTGATCTGTGCATCGTGGAAGATGACGAGATTGAAGCCACCGTTAAGGCTGGCTGGCACTTCACCGTGCGCGAGGCTATCGCAGCCGCCAGCGGTGCTGCGCAAGATCCTGAACCCGAGGCCAAGGCTAAACCAAAGCGTGGCCACACGCGCAAATCTGAGGCTCTGTGATGGCATACACCAAGCGCGACATCGTGAACCGGGCATTCGAAGAGATCGGCCTCGCTGGCTATGTCTTTGACTTGGCCCCGCAGCAGTTGGAAGGTGCCTTGCAGCGCCTTGACGCGATGATGGCAACGTGGAACGGCAAGGGCATCCGCCTGCGCTATCCGCTGCCGTCGTCTAACGCTGCCAGCGATCTGGACCAAGTGATCGGCGTTCCCGATGACGCGCTTGAAGCCATGCACCTCAATCTGGCGGTGCGCATCGCGCCGGGGTATGGTAAGACAGTTTCACCAGACACGAAGGCCAACGCTCAGATGTCGTACAAGGCGCTGCTGTCCAGATCGACCTTCCCGACCGAAATGCAGCTTGGTGATATGACGATCCCGAGCGGCCAGGGCAACAAGGGCTGGCGCTATTACAACGACGCATTCCTGCGTCAACCGATTGACCCGCTGACGGTTGGCCCGGACAGCGCATTGACATGGGAATGACGCGATGACCAACATCAACCAGCTTTCTTCGCTTGACACGCTGCAGCTTGGCGATCTGCTCGCCGTCTGGGCCACGAATAACGGCGACACGCGCAAAGCCTCGATCAACCTGCTGCTGACCTTCATGCAGGACAACCTGACGCTGCCGGGTTCGCTGACGACGCAATACGCGGCACCCAGTGCCACTGGCTTCTCGGTGACTGTAGCTGCCGGCGACACTTGGCTGCTGCTGACGCCCACGGCCACCTTCGCGGCTGGCACCATCGTGCTGCCCTCGGCGCCGACCGACAAGCAAGAGGTGAGCGTCAACTGCACGCAGATCGTCACCGCGCTGACCGTCTCGGGCGCAGGCAAGACAGTCACCGGCGCGCCCACCACATTGGCCGCTGCCAACGCCTTCTTCACCATGCGGTTTGATGCCGCCACCAACGCCTGGTATCGGGTCGGCTAATGCAGATCGGCATCATCAACGGGATCTATACGGATGGCTCGCCCGACTTTCGGACGAGCTATCCTGTCAACCTTGTGCCTGTGCCGAAGGCCACGGGCATCTCGGAGGGCTATCTTCGCCCCGGTGATGGCATTGTGAAGACTGGTGACGGGCCTGGGTTCAACCGGGGCGGCATCAACTGGAATGGCGTGCTGTACCGCGTCATGGGAACCAGCTTGGTGACTGTCGCGCAAGACGGCACCGTGACCGTGATCGGGGACGTGGGCAGCGGTGGCCGCGTGACGTTCACCTACAGCTTTGACTATCTGGCCGTGACTTCTGGTGGGCGCCTGTACCTCTATGACGGCACGACGCTGGCGCAGGTGACTGATCCAGATCTTGGCACGGCCCTGACCGTGGTCTGGGTCGATGGTTACTTCATGACAACCGACGGCGAGTTTCTCGTCATCACCGAATTGAACAACCCCTTTGCCGTCGATCCGCTGAAGTATGGATCTTCTGAAGCTGATCCTGATCCGGTGAAGGCTCTGCTGAAGTTGCGCAATGAGATCTACGCGCTGAACCGCCACACCATCGAGGTGTTCGACAACACCGGGACAGCGGGCTTTCCGTTCCAGCGCATCACCGGCGCGCAAATGCAAAAAGGCACTCTAGGCACGCACACCTGCTGCGTTCTGGGCGAGAACATTGCCTTCATGGGCAGTGGCACAAACGAGAACATCTCAATCTATATCGGAGCTAACGGCACGGTGCAGAAGATCGCCACGCGCGAGATTGAGGAAATCCTTGCGGGCTATACCGAGACGCAGCTTGCCACCTCGTTCATGCAGGAGCGCACCGAGGGCGGCCACCAGTTCCTCGACATCCACCTGCCCGACCAGACCATTGTGTTTGATGCCGCAGGATCGCAGGCTGTCGGGCAGCCTGTCTGGTTCTTCCTGCGCACCTCGCTGGTTGGCCTCGGTCGATGGGCTGTCTGCGATGCGGTCTGGGCCTATGATCGGTGGAACGTCTGCAAACCTGCTGACACTGACGTGGGCTATCTGGACAAGAACATCGCGTCGCATTGGGGCGAGACAATCGGCTGGGAGTTCGGCACGACCATCGTCTACAATGAAAGCCGTGGGGCGATATTCCATGAGATGGAGTTGGTGTCGCTGACGGGCCGCGTGCAGCCCGGTGCCGATCCGACCGTGTGGACATCGTACTCGGTCGATGGCCTGACCTACAGCGTTGAGAAGCCTGCGCGCGTTGGTAAGCTGGGCGAATACAACAAGCGGGTGGTCTGGCTTCAGCAGGGCCACATGCGCAACTGGCGTTTGCAGAAGTTCCGTGGCACCAGCGAGGCGCAACTTGCGATGGCACGGCTGGAGGCGCGGGTCGAACCGCTGGCATTCTGATGGCAGATCCGACACCGCTTAATCGAAACCAGATCGCCCGATTTGTCGGGAATGACCCGGACGCAATCCGGGCGATTGAGCGGCTGTTCGTGGTGGCAGGACAAAATACGCCTGCGGAAATCATTGACCTTCTTATAAACATTGGCGCGGCTAGCAATGTGGCTGAGGTAGCGCTGTCTGAAGCTGAAACGGCAAAAGCATTGGCCGATCCAGTGGCCCTTGCGCCTGCACCTGCGTCTCAGGAGCAGATCGACAATTTGCAGCAGCAGATTTCTGCATTGCAGCAAATGCCTCCGCCCAAAGAGTTTAGAACGCCGCGCTATGGGTCTTTCTACGACACAACAATTCAGACAGCGGCGGCGATCAATACTGCCTATGCGATGACGTTTAACACCACAGACTTGTCGCAAGGCGTCTA